ATTGGAGAACACTTATGAATCTGGCATCCGGGCATACGAGATTGGCGACAAGATTAAAGACACGTCATTTAGTGCCGGACTTCTCCGCAGCCTGGAGCGCATCATGCAGTACACGGTTACAGATGAGGATGGACAGAGCACTTCCCCTATCAGCCCGAAGCAACTCAGCGCAGCTGGCGAGCAGGCGTACCACGACCTTCAGCAGCAGATTCGGGAAGCCACAAAAGATATTTTCCTCAGTCCGCTTGATGCAATTACGGAGAAACTGAAAAAGAAAGGATATTCGGTTGGAGAAATCAGTGGGCGAAAGACGCAGGTTGTCAAAGGAGAGGACGGATATGAACTTGCTAAACGTAATGCCGATGCCAAGCAGACTGTCCGAGACTTCAATAGCGGAAAGCTGGACGTGGTTATTATTAACAAGTCCGGCTCAACTGGTATTTCGCTCCATGCGTCCAAGCTGTTCAAGGATCAGCGCCAGCGCTCCATGATTATTGCACAGCCATTGGGCGATATCAATGACTATATGCAGATGATTGGCCGCATTGATAGAACGGGGCAGGTGCATAGAGGTTATTATATTAACCTTTCGCTTCCTGTCCCTGCCGAAACGCGGTTTAATATGATGCTTGCGGCCAAGCTGAAATCCCTTAATGCCAATACCACCACGTCGCAGGAGAGCGACACCGGGAGCGTGGAGGCTCCTGACTTCCTCAACAAGTACGGAAGCCAGGTTGTAGTTGAATACCTGCGCGACAACCCGTATATTTACGAACGGCTCCTGGAGACAGAACTGAAACTCGGCGGTGAAACGATTACGCCCGAAGAGTTGCAGGAATACCAGGCCGCCGACGATGACATCAACAAGGTAACGGGTCGCGTGGCCCTGCTTCCTGTGGAAACGCAAGAAGCCTTCTACAAGGATATATCCGAGCGCTACAACGCACTTATCAAGTATCTGGACGAAACTGGCGAGAACACGTTGAAGATTACCACCCTTCCGTTACGGGCGAAGACGCTCGCTCGTAAGGTTGGGACGCAAGGTAGGAATCCGAATGGCAGCAATCCATTTGCGCAGAACTCCTACGTTGAACGTGCGGAGGTTGACGTGTTGAAAAAGCCCATGAAGGCCGAAGAAATCCGCAAGGTTCGTGAAACGCTCCTTGGCGGAAAGACCGAAGACGAGCGCTTGAAAGAAATCCTTGACCGCGTAGAGGCGCAACGCGCACAGCGCATAGTTTCCGAGGAGGAACGATACGCCCGTAAAAAGGAGAAGGTGCAAAAGGATATAGAGAGACAGTCGGCTGGCATCAATTCGCGCAATAACGTACCGGAAGCTGACCGCAAGGCTGAAATTAAACGCCTGACGGATAGGCTCATGGGAGAAGTTGAGGAAGAACACCGTCACAATCTTTTCTCTATTGGGAATCAGCACGAAAAGCTACGTGACCGCTTCCAGCAGTTCAATATGCGGGACACATACCTTATCCACGAGACGATAAGCGGGAACTTATTTGAGGGTGTTGGCTCTCCTTCCCTTTTCCTTGGATTCAAGACCGCAAAGGAAGGGGACAATATCACTCCATCCACATCCTTTGCCGTGTTCGCTACGCTTGACGGCAGGCGCAGACTTGAAATTAAGTTCACCGACGGCGGCACGCTTGATGAAATCTCCACCTATACCAACTTGAATAGTTGGATGGCGAGACGGACAAATATTGATAATTGGGACACGTCCATTTCTAACGCCACACGCGAGGAAAGGTATATCCTTACCGGGAACGTGTTACAGGCGTGGTCCGATGCGTCTAAGGGCGGCTTGCTCCCTGGCCGCCTGGTGAGCTATACCGATATTGACGGAAACATCACGGACGGTATCTTGATGAATAGCACCTGGTCTGCCGGAGACCTCCGTTCCGCAGGTAAGCCCATCAATCAGGCGAAAGAACAAATTAACGACCTGTATTGGGGTGATTCTCTTACCAGCACCGATGGAGATGTTGAGATTTATCAACGCCGTGGCTTATTTTTACGCGTTCCAAAGAGCAAACGGGATGGAGCAAAATACTTCCAAGACAAAGACCTGCTCAGTCTTGTAGGCGGAGGTAGTTTCTATCAAAGCCGTGGTAAGTTTGAAGCTGAAATCCCTGCGAACAATCTCGGTGCTATTCTCAACCGCCTCACGGAACTTGGTGTTCGGGTTGCAGATGAAAACGAAGCAAATGAGTGGGAGGACGTTCAGGAAGAAGGTATTAACGAACTTTCTCCGGAAGAACGCGCTGACGATGATGGCGTGCTTTATCGCAGGGTAGATAATCCGGCAAAGATAGAGGAACTGGAGAAGGGCAAGAAGATAAAGGTTTACCGTTCAATGCAAGTCATTGACGGGAAGCTGTACCCTCCCATGTCCGCAAAAGTAGAAGGAAAACTTCGTGATGCAGCCAACCTTGGCGATTGGGAAGAAGCGGAGGAACACCCGGAAATGGCCGACGAGAACGGAGAGTTTGAACTTGACAAGGGTGACGGTTCCGGACCTATGAAGGTCGCATATGCACCGTATATCCATACTCGCCGCTCGCCGCTCAATGAGCAATTCAGCAGCGCCTATAACCGACCGAATCTCGTTATCGTTGAGAGCGAGATCCCGGAGAGCGAACTTGAAAGCGGCTATACCGCTGAACGCTCCAAGAAGTCAACGGGAGAACATGATTGGCCCTCAGGGAAGGTGAGTAACGCACTCGCGAAGCGCGGAGAGAATACAAGAAAGGTTATCCTTTCCAGATGGGCGAAACCTATCCGCATTGTCCCGAACAGCGAGGTCGCCGATATCATCGTTAGACTTATTGGCAATTCCGATATTGCTTTCCCTTATAATGTGGTCACGCCCGGTTTGCGTGAAGAACTACAAAAACGTGGTGTTCGATTCGATGGGTGGCAGGGAAACAAGCCGAAAAATGTAGAAGAACTTATTGCGGGGATGCAGCCGGCGCTCCGTCGCGAAGGTTATGGACGTACAGAAAACCTTAAGAGTCCCATTACCCGCGCAAGAGCTATTACCGAACTGGTAGATCTCGCAAAATCCCTCGGTGTTAAGTTCAAAGAAGATGGAGCATTGAATGGAAAGGGCTCATTCAACCCTAAGACCGGGCAGATCCGTATCAACATTGATGCTCACGACAGCATTGCCGACCTGCAAGCAACCCTGCTCCACGAAGCCGTAGGCCACTATGGTCTCCGTAAGCTTCTTGGCAAGGAGTTCGCTTCGCAGATGAAGGAAATCTACGACAACGCAGCTCCTTCCATCAAGGCAGAGATTGGCCGCATCGCGAGAGAGGAAGGCTACGATACCGTGGGCGCTGTTGAGGAATACCTTTCCCAGCTCGCCGAGGATGGCCGCTTCACTCCTGCAGACGAGTCCTTCTGGCAGCAGGTTTGGTACGCCGTTCAGCAGATGCTCCGCAAGCTCGGGCTCCGAACCCGCTTGACTGATGCGGATATGCGCGCCCTGCTCTACGCATCCCACCGCAACCTCCAGACCCGTGGTGCCGTTGCCCAGGCGCATCACATCAGTGTGTACAACGCATTGCGCAAGGCGGCGGAACTTTCTCACGAGGAAAGCGAGGATAACGGCCCGGAGGACGATGGTCCTTCGGGCGGGAGCCAGGCTCCGACAACCGAGGAAGATAGCATCCCGGACGATGGTATCAACGACCTCCCGGAAGACGTAAAGCAGGAGGCTATAGTCAACGAAACAAAGCAGCTCTACCGCCGCTCCCGCAATAGGGCAACGGCCGGTACGGCTGCGCAGGTATACGGGCGCGAATCCCGCACCGTTGGGAATGCCCTGTACGAAGTGGCCGTTGACGAGTACAATCCCGTAGACATACTTACGGACGCTATTGCGAATGAATCCGGCAAGCCTATCTCCGACTCCGAGCGTGTAAGTGATGCACTCCGCGAGACGGGAGGCAAGGCCATGCACGCAATCCGTCAGTACAATGCGAAGTTCCTCAAGCCTATGTGGGATGCGCTTGGGCAGTTCAGAAAGAACACCGGCGCTTCCCTTGCGGATATTGAGCGATACATCGGCCTCAAGTCCGGCCTTGAGCGTAACGTGGTCCTCGCCGCCAGAGACGCAAGGCGTGACTACGAAGCGCAGTACAACGCTGTCGCTGACGACGCAAAGGCGGAAATCCGCAGAATTAACATCAAAGAGCAGAAGGCCCTGGATACGCTGCAGAAGAAGCTGGACGAAGGGAAGATAAGTGACGTTACCTTCAATAACGAAAGCAACCGCGTGAAGCTGGAGGCTGCGCAGCAGAGGAAGGACCAGCAGGATGCTATTGACGTTGCAAAGGCCGTGTATGATGCACACGTCGCAGATATTGAGACCGGCATTGACCCTCGCTTCCTTGAGTACCGAAAGAAGGACTATTCCGCTATCACCGCCTGGGCGAATACGGATGACCTGGAAGATGCGGAGCAGATGGCCAGCGATTACGTTGACGATATGGAGACCAGGGCCGGTTCGGCCGAGACGAAGGAGCTCTGGAACCGTATCAACGCAGCTACGAAGGAGACGCTTAGATTCCAGTATGAGCACGATATGCTCACCCGCCAGCAGTACAACGACGTGGCGAAGATGATGAAATACTACGTCCCCATGCGTGGCTTTGAAGAAGATACTGCAGAGGACCTGTATAACTACTATGTGACTTCGCAGAGCAACGACTTCCAACCTACGCTCCTTAGCGCAAGTGGACGTAAGACGCTGTACGAAGGCCCGCTTGGGAATATCGGTGCTATGCACAGTTCGGCGGTCTCCCAGGGCGTGAAGAACCAAGCCAAGCTTGCGCTCCTTAACGTGGTGCGTAACCGCAAGAACAACACCCTTGCGACCATCACCCGTGCGTGGTTCGTCAAGACCAACCAGAAGGACGTGAACGGAAAGCCTATCTACGAAGTGGCTTACCCGCAGATTCCCGAAGGCGCGGACTTTGCTACACGCCAGTCTATCATCGAGCAGTTCGAGCAGGATATGCGCGATCTTTATGAAAAGGGAGAAGCGTATAGCGCCCACCGCGAGGTGGACCTCCACGGTGGCGTGGTTGCCTTTGAGCGTGAGTCCCATAAGAACGAACACGTTGTAAAGGTGAGAGAGGGTGGCCGCGAGTACGGCATCATCATCAACGGGAACCCGGCAGCAGCGCAGGCCATCAACGGTGTAAAGCGCGGACATGGCGCAGGAGAGAAATTACTGGACATTATGCGCACGTGGACTCGCTTCCTCTCGCAGATGTTCACTACGTTCTCCGTTCCTTTCTGGGTTTCCAACTTCCAGCGAGACCACGGACAGGGCCTGACCAACGCCTTCATCCGCAACAACAAGGACTATCTTGGCCGGTATATCCTCAACCGCTACAAGGCTTTCAAGGTGTTCCCGATGATTGTCGGAGAGAACGGGTTGGAGAAGGCTCTTGCCAATGGCAATAAGGTTGCCAAGCTCTATCAGCAGTACCTGGAGAACGGCGGGCCTATGGGGCAGAACCGCATTGAGGACAACGAATACTTCGAGCGCCAGATGAAACGCTACCTTGACAACTCTGCCAAGTCCGGTATCATCGGCGGCGCGAAGGCCGTGCTGGACGTTATCGGCGGGGTAGGCGAGGCTATTGAGACCATCCCCCGATTCGCGGTGTTTATGACCTCTATGGAGTCCGGGCGCTCTATCCACGAAAGCATTTCCGATGCGAAGGAGATTTCTACGAACTTTGCCCGCAAGGGTAGCGGCCGCTCCTTCTCCCGTGACGAGCTCGACCGAATGACGCACGCTGACGGTACGAAACTCTCCAGAACGGAGAAGGCGTTTGTCAACGGGCTGTCTATTGGCGTGGAGATCTGCCGAGCTACTATCCCGTTCTTCAACGCGGCTATGCAGGGCCTTGAAAACAAGGTCACGAACTACGCCGACCATACCGTGAAGACCCTTCTTGCCGACAGCGTTTACCTTATGCTCGGTATCGGAATGCACCTCTTCCTTGGCGCTGCAGGCGGAGACGATGACAAGGAGCAGTACGCACACACCTCTGATTACCTTCGCAGGAACAACATACTGAATCCTCTCGGTGGCGGCCTCTATTTCAAGTGGGCGCTTCCGCAGGAGTACCGTGTGATGTTCGCTATGGGAGACATTGTCGCAAGTGCGATTATGGAGGAACGCCCGGTTGAGGACCTTGCCGTTGACGCCTTCGGCTCGCTGATGCAGCTTTCTCCTATGGGGGTTGTAACGGACGAGGTTGTTTTCAGCCCGGAGAATAAGAAGCGTGCCGCAGAAACCTTAATCACTAACATTTCTCCTGGCACTCTTGCTCCCGTATTTGAGTCCGTATTCAACCGAGACTTCAAGGGCGCACGCTTGTACAACGAGGGCTTCAACGAGAATCTGCGTGCTTATCCAGGCTGGACGAAGGCCCTGCCAACCACCGGCAAGGAGTACGTGGAGGCAACGAAGTTCCTGAATAACATAACTGGAGGCAACGATGTGGAGCGTGGTGTGATTGACCTTAACCCCGCTATCGTAGAGCATTTGATAGAGTCTTACTTCTCCGGTCCTTACCAGATAGTCGTCCGCACTCCGGAGGCCATCGGCAAAGCTATCGCGGGAGAGGCGACCATCAGGGACATTCCTCTACTGAACCGCATTCTGCTGAACACCAACGACAACCGCAAGGATGCCTTCTACTCCAATATGTATTACTACTTCAAGGAGAAGGATACCGAGGCAAGCCGAATCTATACTGAATACAAGCAGAGGGGCGGTAAGGAGCTGGAGGACTTTGCCAAGCGCAAGGACTTTAAGTACATGATGGTATTCAAGCAGTACGAAAACTTGGAGAAGGCTATCCGCAAGCAGGGGAAGCAGGCAGAGCAGGAAGGCGACAAGGCGGAGAAAGAAGCCGCAGACAAACGGATTCAGGAGATACACGAAGAAATCGCCCGCCGCTGCCTTGACATTTACTTCGAGAGGGAGGAGGTCAAATAGCAGACGGGAAAACGTGATAATTGAATTTATTTTGCATAGTAATGAAACTGCATCCGAAACATATCGTAGACGCCTACAAGGACGAGGTTGACAGCGTTAAGTATCAGCAATCTATGCGTGGGGAAGAGCCCACCGAGAAGGACCTGGTAGTGCGTTGTGAGAACCTTTGGAACAACCTTGACTACTTTCGCCGCGCCCGCGCAAAGGTACTCCGATTTGCGTATGGAGACCATTACGACGATAAGATTCTTATCAAGGGGAAATGGATGCGACAGAGGGACTACCTCGCAGCCGTAGGTGGCATCGCCCTGCAGACCAACCAGGTGCGGAAGGTCATCAACACTATTTCCGGTTTGTGGACTATGGAGAAGAACGCACCCGAAGCGAAGGCCAACCGGGCCGAGCTCAAGGACTACGGGATTGGTATGTCGGAAGTGCTGAGGAAGAACTGGCGTCTGAACAGTATGCAGGTTATCGGCGGCGAGTGGCTGAACGAGGCCGACATTGGCGGACTTGCCGTAGCCCGCGAGGAGTTCAGCAAGTACAAGGGAACACGCAAGGACGCCTGGACGAAGAACGTAAATCCAAATATGTTCTTCTTCGAGAGCGGTATGCAGGACAGCCGCTTCGGAGACCTCACCCTCATCGGCCAGCTTCACGAAATGGCTTTCAATGACCTTTGCGCCACCTTTGCCGAGAGCCCGGACGAGTTCGCCAAGCTCCGTGAGTGGTACGCAAGCGATTCGTTCAGCGGCCTGCAGCCGGATTCCCTTGACGTATCCGATGCTAACAGGGAGGAAGATATTTCCTTCAACCGTCCACGCCAGCGAGGCTTCTGCCGAGTGATTGAGGTGTGGACGAGAGAGAGAAGGCCGTGCTACCACGTCCTCGATACCAACTCCCCGGAGGAACCCTACGACATAGCCGCCAACGATACGGAGGCGATCAAGCAGATTAACGAGACCAACAAGCAACGTCTTGCGGAAGGCCGCAAGCTGGGCTGGGCCGATTCGGATATTCCGCTGATTGAGTACAAGCAGTATTGGTACATGGATACCTATTGGTATTGCCGCTACCTCACTCCGGACGGACATGTCATCTGGGAAGGGGAGTCCACGCTTCCCGACCGTTCTCACCCCTATACGCTGATGGCCGTTCCGTTCACCAACGGACGTATCATCGGCCACGCCAGCGACGCCGTAGATACCAACATCGCTATGGACCGCGCCCTCGTTGTGGACGATATGGTCAAGCGCGCGGGAGCTAAGGGTGTGATGATGGTGCCGGAGGATATTGTGCCAGACTGGATGGACTGGAACGAGTTTGCCGAGCAGGCCACCTCTATCAACGGAGTTGTGTACTACAAGCCGAAGCCTCACGGCCACGTCCCCGAAATGGTGTACAGCCGTTCGTCTCAGGTAGATACTACCAATATGATTAGCCTCCTGTCCAAGCTCCTGGAAGACGGCGTGTCCGTCACGGGTGCAATGCAGGGCAAGACCCCGACGGCCGGAACGTCCGCCGCCCTCTACGCCCAGCAGAAGCAGAACTCCGCCACTCCGCTGGCCCCGCTTCTGGAGCGTTTCGGAGCGTTTATGGACGAGGTGGCCATGAAGAAGCTCAAGTTCATCCAGGAAAACTACACCATCAAGGATTACGAGAGAATCGTGTCCTCCAGCGAGGTGTTGGCCGCGATGGACCTTAACCTCTCCGTCATGGGGGACCTTGATTATACCGTGTCCGTCACGCAGACGATGGATACGCCTCAGTATAAAGACCTCGCGCAAGCCGACCTCAAGGAACTGAGGGATGCGGGATACATACCTTTCGATGTATGGGTGGATATGTGCACGATGCCCTATGCTACGGAGCTCAAGCGCAGACTCCAGGAGTACAACGCACAACAGGCTCTTGCGCTTGGAACGCAGACCGGCGACGGTCCTTCGGAGACGCAGTCCCCGGAGGCGTAATTGGTGTTTTTCATATTAGTCTTTGGTTAGTTTTTCTGAAAAGGGCCTGCTGTGAAGCAAGCCCTTTTCTCTAATCCAGCAGATTGGCTCTGCGAAGCCCCTCACGGATGAAGGCCAGGCGGCGGATTTCTTTCTCCTGCGAGGAGAGGCCCTTGGTCTCCTTCCTGTCGGGAGTGTAGTACCACGCACCCTCGCGGAGTACGGACATATTGTAGTCCTTGGACCAATACTTCATATCCACGCCGAAGTAGAACTCCTGCGACCAGTGCTTGAGGTTACGGAACCCCGTTCTGGTGAGCGGCCTCAGCGTGCGTTTGCCTTTGTTGTCGGGCCAGTCGATGAGGTAATAGGTACACTTGCGGCTTGCGTGGAGCGCATCACACGCGGCAACGCCTTTCTTGTACATACGGCGGTAGTAGAGTGTTACCAGCCGGGCTGCGATTTTTCTGAAAAACTTTTTCATTACAGTATTGCGATTGAGTTTGGATCTCGTCTCTGCGCCCTGCGGTCTCCCTTCGGAGTGACCCACTTGGGCGTTTCCATTTCCCGGAAGCATATCCACAGTCCGATAGCCGTAGCCATCAGCACGTCATCGTGGTTGCCATCTCCAGGAGGCGCACTGAACTGCCCCTTCTCGTTCTTCTCGTAGAGCGCCATTTCCTCTATGCAGATAGTGTCGTGTTCTATCCATAGGTGTTCACGCACGCAGGTGACGAGATTACCGATAAGGGAGTCCTTGTTTCCGATATTGGTGTGGAAGCCCCACCTCCGGGGTTTGCCCTGCCTCATTGACGAGGGGGAACCGGCGCGGGCGTAGAGGTTATCGTAGAAGCCGGAGATAATATCAAGGATATATTCGGACATATTGCCGTCGGTGTCCCTCTCGGGGTCGTGGGTCTCCAGGGTGTTGGATTCTATGACAAGCAAGGCGTCGTTATACCATTTGGCTACGCGCATCGAGTCGTAGGCCAGCAGGTCGTAGTCGGTGTGGTAACGGATTTGTGCGACCAGCTCGGGCTTCCCGCCGAACATCATGGCCGCCCTGTCAAAGACACGGATAACGGACCAGTCGGAGGTCTGGTTACGACCGCCCACATCCACCACCACAAGATAGC